AAGTCCCTCCTACTCAATATATATCAGTGACAGATGCCCGTCCCCATTGTCCAACATTGCATAGTTACCTACACCAACCCTTTTGGCGCTTAGGTTATCAACTTCTGCCACCGGCATATATGCTTTTTCATTTCCAAAATACGCCAGCCCTTTGTCTCCTTCGTAAAATCCTAGGCGCGAGTTCGTCAACCTTGCCTTAAGGTCATTACTTGTTCCACCCAGCTCCAAAAACGGCGTAACTCCATCCGACCCCTGTCGCACCCATGTATCGATAACTTCCGTCTTGCCGTCTACGTAAGTTACGGTATTCTTGAACTCGGCGCGAACCTCATTCTTGTACTTTTCGAGACTGGTATTTATATTATTGACACTGGAGATTGCTGTGTTTGCGGATTCCTGTGCGTTTCCTGCCGCATCTTTCGCGTCTTCGATGTCTCCCGTGTATGCTTCTACCCATTTTTCGCCGTCCCAGTACTTAAGGACGTTGTTTACCGTGTCGTACCAGAGTTTAGTCTTATCGTCTGGTGGTGTTTCGGATTTTATTGCTCCATCCGTACCATCTTTGCCGTCATCCCCTTTATATTTCGACCACTGGTAATCTGCCGGATTGTTGCTTTCTGTCGGCACTTCCTTGTTGTATGCGAACCCGATGTAATATTTTCCATTCGGACTGTCAGACATCCCGTTTCCTCTGGCATCATCCGCATACCTTACCCATGTGTAGTAAGTTTTTCCGTCCGCTCCGGGTTTCCCGGGTATGCCCTCTCCGGTGATCCTTGCCCACTGGTAATCTTCCGGATTATTGGACATTACTGGAGTCACCTTATTGTAGGCAATTCCTAAGTATTCCTTTCCATCTGGACTGCTGGACATCCCGTTTCCATACTCGTCATCAGCAAATTTAAACCATGTGTAATAAGTTGTTCCGTCTTTTCCCGGCTCTCCATCGGATACATCCGTAACCGTTACTTCTTCAAATCCCCTTAGGACTCCCTCCGTATCCCTTGCTTCAAATTTGTAGACCGCCTTGCTCTCCACATCCAAAGCTCGAACTTTTATGGTCCGACCGGCGTAGATATGATTCCCATCCTTAAACCATCGAATTGTGAAATTGTCTGTCCGATCTACCCCATTATCTATTACATTGGCAGTCAAGTTGGCAAAGCCTTCATTATTTTTAAATACAATTCCGTTATCCGTAGAGATACTGCTTGTGTAAATCTTTGTTTTGTTAATCAGATCCTCTACTTTCTGCAGCAAATCTTCAGAGATTTCCGGCTGCAGCTCTTTAAAATTGGTAAAGACTGTCTTGTTTGCTTGCGGATTCGTGAAACTGCGAACCTGCTCCGATACTCTTGCACTCAAATATAATGTAGGAACGTACTCCTCATCCTCAATCTCCACGGTATCTCCGATAGCAGTATCAAAGTACCCCGTTACATCATAAGTCACAACCGGTTCAGATGCTGTTTTCAAGTCCAATAGTGCCATACTGTACAGCTTGTCTTTATTATCCGTATCGTAGGATTTTGGCATAAAGATGTATCCGTCTTCTTTGTTTATCAGATTCGATGGGAAGCGATCTCTTGCCTGTGGTGCCCGGATATCTGGACCTTGTGTATAAAACTCTACTACACCGTTCTCATCCAGCTCTTCTTTCTCAATTCCCTGTATAGTCAGTCCATCCTTTCCTGTTGGACGGATACCGGTGTACAGATTTTCGATACTGGATTCCTTCCGGATGCCGGTAACATTTTTCCCGTACCGCAGTTTGATATCTCCCCGGAACTCCCCAACTCCCGTGTTATTGTCTGAGTGTTCCCGATACACGTTCATTACAATTTCTTTCAGTGAATAATCATCATTTAACACAGTCTGGAACTCAATCTCCGCATCGAATACATTCGCCACGGAAAATAAACGGGACAGTACCGTTGCCTCACCTGTCCATTCGTTTGAAATCCGCTTATCTGACACTTCATTGATCCCGATCCGCACGGTACGTTCCGGATCAAAGGCAGTTACATATTCCTCAAAGCTCATTGCGCTTTCAGATTTGTATGCCCCAACATTCTCGTTGATCAATTCGAAGCTTAAAGACCATGCTGTCGCAGTAACTGTAAATTCATCCTTTTCCACATGTACGATATTCAGATAGTAGTCTTTTCCGTTATATACAAAGGCTACTTTATTCCCTTCTACGATATACACCGCATCCTCATGCTTGGAACTTACCGTAAATGTGTAAGTATTCGCTGTCCCCTGCAGATATTCATGGAGTTCGTCACTCCAATAATGCATAGAGTTTCGATGGGTGTTATCCAAAAATGCAAGCACCCTGTCATGTGGATTCAGTACGGCAATTCTGATTTCATTCATTATAAATACGCCTCCCTTATTTTGGCTTTAATCGTTGGTGGAGGACTGCTAAATGCCGAGTAGGAGAACTGGATCTCCGTCTCTCCCGGCGGCACCAGAAAATGCTTACTTCCTCGGATTTCATCTTCCATCCGCTTCATCCCGTTTACATAAACCGCTGTATCATTTCCATCAATATAGACCACATCTCCGGACTTATACCGGTTCGGCACATCTCTGTATTTTTCCACGTTATCCTTGCGGAACCAGATACTTTTTAAATAATTGTGCGTAACCAGCTGATTTCCAAGATCTCTACTTCCCCACTGCCCGATCCAGACCTGTATCTTCTCGCACGCCATGTCCTTGATTTCCGGGATAGTGAAGTAATAGTACTGCCCATACCAGAAAATACGCAACCGATCCCCTTCTTTTAAAAAATCATTATGCCCGCCACCCATCTTTAAATTAAACGGGTTTCCCTCATAAGCTGTCGGCTGGAAATCCAGTGTCTTGATCTTCTTGTTTTGTGGTGCGAACCAGTCCACATGCGCCGTATTACCAACCGTATCACTCTTGTTAATAGACATAGAGCAGATCACTTCATTTTTCCCTGTAAGAAACGCAATAGTCTGTGCTCCCGTCTGTCCCATCAATCCAGTCTCGAACCAGTGCTGCGTGTAACAGTAAAAGTTCTTTGCCCCACGTCTGCCCTCGCTGTCAACCGGGATAGTAAGTGTTCTCATTCCGCCGTTCCAGTATCCAGATGTGGCTTGTCCACCTTTTAATGCCATCACGTTATATCCGGCAACATTCCTTACTTCAAGCGTCCCCTGTGTGGTATTCTCTGGATTCTGATAAGAGGTGCCGTGATCGTCTTGAAACAGGCTATACCCCTCTGACAGTATCTCTGACGCCTTATAGTCTTCGCCGTCTGCTTCTTCGATCTTGCCGAGTTGTATTGCACCGTATTTACTGGCAATCCCAATAAATCCATTTTCATGGTTGTGAGTGATATCGTAGCTTACCGGAACGGATTCTGTACCACCATTTACAATAGTAAGCGTCTGATATCCGCTTTCCTGATGGGCAGTAAACGATTTTTCCGCTGCAGAATATTTCCGTGGATCACAACAATAAAAAGTAAATTCGCTTTTTACGTTCAATCTGCCTGGCTCCACATCTCCTACACTTGATTTCGTCCCGATAAAATATTTATCCGGTTCATCTGCAAAAATCAGCTTTGCCTGTTCCTTATTTAAGATTCCAGAGAGTTTGTTGAATTTTTCCTGAAACTCTCTAGGGGATGTGCAAAGCAACTGGTATCCAACTGTAATACTTCTGGTTGTATCTCGCTTTCCCGTATACTCGGACCCATCCACAAGATCAATTTCTCTCTCCGAAATTTCCGATCCCAAAAGCTCACGACCGGTCACGTACAGAGTTCTGTATCCGTCAATCAAATTTTCAATATATGCCCCATCAATCTGCAGAGCCTCACTCGGCAGGGAGCTTTTACTCCCCGCTTGATTTGTATCCACAAACTCATACATGGCTTCTTTCTCCTTTTAGTCTCATCTTCATACTCTCACGGCTTTCCAGCTCTTTCTGCGTAAATTCCGCCGTAACACGTGCTGCTTCTCTGCCGTTGTACTCAACTGGTACAACGATTGTGTATGTCGCGTTCCGCTGATAGGTGCAACCATCAGATAATTCTTTTTTTGTATCAGTTCTACTTGTATATGCCGTCATGACTGGATCAACACTGGAAATAACCGGAATATCAATTCTGTCATTTATTTCATCGTCCATCCCATAAACTGCAACCATCGGAGTATTTTCTATGCCACCTACTACGACACTTCTCGTTTTTGGCAGACTCGCCCGAGACGCTACTGCAGAATTTGCCGTGGCTACCATCTGCGCCGCAATCGCCTGTATTCTTCCGAGGCTTGCAGCCAGTCCATTTGCGAAGCTCATCCCGATATTTAGACCGCTACTGTAGGCACTTCCGGCTCCAGACGCAAAAGAGGCAAGCACAGCGGAAACAGTACTAATTGCAATTGCCTGTGTTGGCTGTAGTCCGTTCTGTACACCCTCTTTTGCACTGTCCCCAAGTTTCTGTCCAGAGTTTCTCGCTTTTCCTGCGCCGGAATCAAATGCGCTGACAATGGATTTCACCGCACTTTTCGCTTTATTTCCAAGAGCATCCAGACCGTCATTCACAATACTTACAGAATCTTTCATACTCTCGATAGATTTCTGCGCTGTTTTCGCATTCTTTGCAATCGACTTCATACTGGAATTAACCGCCAACAGTGCCGCTGCCATTGCCAGCACGCCAACACACGCTGCTGTCATCGCTACTCCAAATGCAACAACTCCCACCGTGACACCGAGCACTGCAACTCCTACTGCAAGCAATCCAACCGCGAGAACCGTGCATCCAACTCCTGCCACAATCGTACCAGCTCCAAATACCGTCATTGCAGCGCCTAACGCCCCGATAGCTACAGATGCCTGTAAGCCATACTCGGCGACAATCGGAAGTACACTTGCCACGATCGCAAGGCCTGCGCTCGCAAGCAATACTGCCGCTCCAACAAGTGCCGCAGCCACACCGAATGCGATCAAACCAACAGCTCCTGCTGTAAGGACAGGAGCTACTGCAGCCGCTACGACCATCAATCCACCAATTGCTACGATCAGGCCGAACATCACTGCGATTGCAAGCGGGCCTGCATTTGCCAGAGAAATTGCGGACATGGTTAATACGGCGATTCCGGCCGCTGCCAAAACAACAGCTGCGCCGAATGCAACAAATCCTGCTGCACCTGCCGATAATGTCGGAGCCACCATTTTTGCCACGATCAGAAGCCCTGCGATTGCAGCTACCATTCCAACTAAAACAGCAACAGCCAATGGTCCCGATTCCGCCACAGCTTTCGCTCCTTGAGCAAGCAAAAAGAAACCACCGCTAATCAGAGCAACTCCTGCACCAAGCATCATAAATGCTTTGGCAGATTCCATAGTGCTTTTCATGCTTTCCCTACTCGACACTCCAACTTCTCTCTGTCCCTTGGAAATTCCAAGCAATTTTCCGGCAATCGCACTAATCCCTGCGCCGGCAAGACCTGCAATCGCACTGGTGAATGCACCTACAAACGGGGCAACACTTTTTGCAATCTTAAAGCTTTTATATGCAACGACAAGCTTAGGAATCTGAGGAATCACTTTCGCGATAGTTTCAGAATGATCCTCTAAAAATCCGGCAAATGTTTGCAGAGCCCCGCTCGCGGAATCCATTACACCGGCGAAAGAACTGATGCTTTCCGTGGAGCCAAACGCACCTGTAATCTTTCCGAGATCTTCTCCAATTGCGGAAAAAGCATCTCCAAAAGCGTTCTTCACTTCTAATGCTTCTGTTTTTAAAACATTCCAGTACCCACTTGCTTTATCGAGAAATCCAGTTAATTTTCCTGCGATTGCATCTCCATCAAGATCTCCAATTTTATTAATTATCCCGTCCAAAGATTTAATCGCTCGACCGGATAAAACATCAAATGACGGTGCCAGCTTATTACTTACTGTTTCGGTCAGACCATCCATTGCCTGATCTACAGTCTTATACTCTGTAGCAAGCTTCGTAAATGCGTCATTTGTGCCGACTTTTGCGATAGCATCAAAGAAATCTTCTGTCGCGATTTTTCCGTCCTGCACATTCTGCACCAGCTCCGTGGTAGTCATGCCCATTTCTTTTGCGACTGCCGATATACCAGCCGGAGTCTGTTCAATCATAAGTTTAAAGTCTGCCCAAGCAACTGTTGGTTTCGCTGCCATCTGTGTAGCTTGCTGACTTAAAGTTTTCATTGCCTGTTTTGGATTCTCAGCTGCCGCCGCAAGCCCTCCGAATCCCTTTACAAGCTTGTTCGTGCTTTTAATACCTACTGCACTCAGCTGAGCGTAAGTACTCGCCATATCAGATGCGCTGTAAATAGTATCTTCTGCAAACTCTTGCAATTCCTTTTTTACAGATGCAATCTCGTCAGCGCCTTTGCCAACCATCGACATGTTTCCGTTAAATGTTTTCCATGCAGCACTGGAAGAATTTAATTCCGACACCATACCGCCAATACTGGATGTGACAGCACCAAATGCCTTTTGTCCAATTCCGGCCATGATTCCAAATCCGATTCCACTTGTGAGCGTGCTTTTTAAATTGCTTACGGTACCCATTGCAGATTTGAAAGCAGACGTAAATCCTCTATCCTGCGCAGATAATATTGCCTTTACAGAAAAACTTTCTGCCATGCCATCACTCTCCTTTCATCATTCTGCCGATTATGTCCAATCTTTCATTTTTTTGCTTTCGGTTCCTCACACGATCTACTTCTTTTTCGTAATCAAAAAACTTTCTGAATCTCTGATAAACTGGTTTAGTCTTATTCTTTCCGACCTTTTTCTCTGCTTTCACAGCAAAATTCAGGAATGCTTGCAGATGATTTCGATAGTCCTTATCTACTTCTCTTAGCTGCACAGCCTCCATGAGCAAGGTGTATTCTGGAATTGTCAACCTATCCACTTCTTCAAAGCTCTTAAAGCCAAGATATCGGAAACAATTCAACGCCACCTCTCTGTAGGATTCTTCAAAATCTACATCATCAGCTCTCTCTTCTTCGCTTCTTCCTCTTCCACTCTCTGTTTCTCTTTCTCCACAGCGTCCACGATCTCGTCCGTAGCTTTTTTCGTAGCATTGGCATTCTTTAAGAAACCCATTACTGTTTCTGTAAGATCATCGATATCTGTGTCCTCATCGTCGATATACTCATCCAAAAGGCCTCTTGTCACTCTCGGATTCTGCCCTTTATTCGCAACATCAAGAATGTTTACCAATGCATCCGGATCACCATTTATTAAGTTCATAAGCGCATACCGGAATCCTACGTCTTTTTTTACTCCCGGCAATCCATCCACAGGCATATTTGTCTGCTTGTTGATTTCTCTCAAAAATCCCATTCCGAATTTAAACTGGTACACCTGTCCGTTAATTGTTAATTCCATCATATTTTTACCTCCATTAAAGGAGAGCGGTCTTACCGCCCCCCTATGTACATAATCATTCGTTTTTCGCCTTACAAATTCTCCCTCTACTAATCAAGGCAGTATCACCAGAGGGATTTACGATTCCTGCGTCGTATCCTTAAACACATAAGCTGCTACTTCCTGCTGCTGTGCAGTTACAGTAACATCCCCTCGTTTTCCGGAGCCGTTAACACCAAAAGTAAGAGACACCTCTACATTTTCATCTGCCGAGGATATGATCTCAAATTCCGTGAGATATCCCTGGAAATACATGCCCTTAAACTTATTCGGACCAGGTTCTGCCGGATCCTCAAGGTTTGCCTCCCAGATTTCAAGCAACTCATCCGAATCCATTGCGTCCTCTAACTCAGAGATTAACTTATCTTTCTTCGCAAGGATAGCAGTAGATGTGATTTCTGTTTCCGCAGCCCCGGGTGTGCGAATTGTTCCGTCCTTCGTTGCCGTAGAGTCCGCATCCTTGCTTTTTGTTCTTCCATTTTCTGTCGTGAATGCAAGATTTTTCGCAGCCTCTTCTCTGGCTTTTCCTGCAAGTCGATACAAATAGACGATTTTCTTGCCAGATACCGCCTCTGCAAATAACTGTAGTCCTGCTTTAAACATACTTATATCCATTCCTTTCTCCTCTCTAACTAAAACTAAATTCTATTTCCAGCAACCCGTGTAAAAGAGGCTGCTTTGTTGTTGTATCCGGAAGAATCCTCTGATTTACATTCCGGACATTCCATGCAAAATTTTCGGTATGATCCAGTCTTCTGCATGTGGTTTTGATCGCCAACAGCATTTTTGATACCGTTCCTCTCTGTCTTGGATTGTTGTGCCAAACATGGATTGTCTGATGGACACTGCCAAACACAGCGGTCTTATTCGCATCATCGATCAATTGGCTGTCTGCGAGATACACAAAAGGATACGGCGTACCATCCGGCGGTAAGAATCCGTCATATACGTCATATCCTAATGCTTTAATCTCTGTAAGTAATTTTGTAAATAATTCTTGCTGTGGATCCATATCTCACCTCACAAGCTTTTGTAAATCTTTTTCAAACTGTTTCTTTTGCTCCTCAAATGCGGGTTTTAAATAGGGTTGGGCTTCCATGAATCGGGTTCCGAGTTCTACATAAGGCGCATACTCAGCTGTTGGTTCGACAGTGGCGGTCATCCCACCATCAGAGATGTCAATACCGATACTTCTTTTCAGTGTCCCGGTATCGACTGGAGCATTCCTCTGCGCTTTCTTTTGCATATCTGCCCCGTTTTTCCGTACAACTGTCTGCACAGCGCTCATATCCATCCGCTTCTTCAAACCTTTATTCAGCTTTGCGATTCCTTCGATTTTTAACGTAGCCATCACTGCACCTCCGATACTACAAACACATGCTTTGTCCGCAGTTTCCGCTCAAAATCCACTCTGTATACTTTCCTTCCAACGCGAATCCTGTGAAATAGCTCCTTATAGTGCGTCTGTAGTTGGATGGTCAAGCTCCCTTGCTTAATCTCACCGTAAACTAAATTCATCGTTTCTGTACCAGTATCAGAAACACTCCCATACCGTTTTGTTTCGGTTATATAATCTTCCGCATAATCTCCTGTTGTGGGATTATACACTCCTTGTACTACCGTTTGAAAGAATACAGGTCTATCGTATCTCATAAAAACCGAATCCTTCCTTTCTTAATTCCACCTACGGAATCGAGATACGCCTGTATCTCCTCCATATAAGGAGCAAAATCATTTTCTAAATAGGATGTGCTCTCTCCCGCTACAGTATGTGATGACATTCCTTCTGACCCGATACGATTAAAACGTACCGCAGCTACATCTGTAACAATATGCTGCATACTCGGCGGTACTTCCATACCGCCGAGAAGCAGTTTTAGTCTATTTTTTACAGATTCCAGAATCAACAAAAGCTTTTCATCAGAATCCCTGTCAGAACTATCAATCCCCAAAAGGATTTTCAAGTCGTCTAACATCTCATCACCTACCCATTTATTGAGATACGATCACTGCACTGCCTTTGGCAACAGCTTTAAACCCAGGATCTGCTTCCACGATTGTCAAATGTTCTCCATTTGTTCCATCAATTTCAGAAACTCCGTCCCATTTCTTCCATGTTTTCACATCCATTCCATAAGTTACTGCTTCCGCGCTACCTGCTTTCGTTTTATACTTCCAGCAGTTATTCATAGATGACAATTGCTTATCTACAGATGGGAGAGTCTTTCCGTTTTCAGAACCCTTCACAGATGCTACCTTTAACTCCCCAAGTTTCTGTGTATTTTCACCGCCTGCCGACATATATGCAATGGCATCCATATACTCGCAAAAAATACGAAGCCCCATAATTGCAAACATATCTGAAATCGCTCTTTCATAAGTTCCCTGAGCATGAAATCCGATGAACCCAGTTGCTGAATCCGTAGTATACGACAGTCCGGCTTTCACAAACTCGGAATCTGCTGGATCCACATAGTATGCGATCATATTGTTTAGTGGGGTTGCAATTACTGTTTTTTCTGGAATTTCTGATGTCACAAATACGACATCTGCACCAAGGAAGTTTTTAATGTACGACATTCCAAACGAAGTCTGCAATGTGATATCGGCTGCTCCGACATATCTATAAACATCCAAAGTATTCACCCATACTGCAATCCCTGTAGCTGTTCTGTTCATGCTCTCAAATTTTTCTTTCACCTTTCCAATGGACATTGCGATCGCCATCTGCCATGTAGTTTCATGCCCTACAAGTGACCCGGCCTTTAACTGAGCATACAACTTTTCTTTGACTTTATTCTGGAGATCTGATTTAAACTCCTCATCCGTAGACTGCACCGCAGCATCATACCCTTTCTCCGCAATCGCTTCGATAGATACAGCTTTTCTGTATTTTTCAATTTTGATTGTATCGAACGGTGTTTCCTCCACAGTATACTGAGATAATGGAATCTCTTCTCCCTCTCCAACATCTCCAGATTTTAACTCACCTTTCACAGTCTTTGTTTTTAAAACTGTTCCATTTGCTTTGCGAATCATCCGTGTAATCCCAAGAACATCCAACAAATCCTGAATATTCTTTCCAAAACTCGTTACAAAATCAATTTCACGTGCTCTGACCTGGATCTGTGCCTGTCCGGTCATACCTTCTGGAGCTGCAAATACCTGTAATCCTAAATTTTCAATATCATGCATATCTTCTTTCTCTCCTTTATTGAAATAATGTCATGTTTTCTGCAATTAACTTCTGTCTTTCAGATGGATTTTTAATTGCCAGAATCTGATCTTTTGTCATTGTTCCTTTTCCGCCAATCCCAACTTTGGGCGGATTTCCTTTTAAAGCATCCTTTACTGCAGCCTGTATTGCTGCTTTATACAACTTCGTAAATGATTCTACTGCTTCTTTTGTTTTTTCAGCATCCTCACTTACAAGATGGGAAAGCAATTCATCCGGAAGGTTGATTTCTTCCTCTGCCAGCATCTTTCTTGCTGTCTTTGCCATATCTGAAAGAGCATTCTGGCGTTTCAGATCGCTCAGTTCTTTCTCCAGCTTATTTGCCCTGTATTCAGTCTTCTCCTCTTTTGTCATCTGCGCCAGACGTTCTGCTTCAGACATTTTATCGTCCGTCAACGCTTTCCATTTCTGTTTGGCATTTGCTACCGCAGTCTGCGTTGCTTTCTGCACACGCCTATCAAATTCTGCCTGATTTCCACCCTGCTTTAAAAAATCATCAAAAGATAACGGATGATTTTTATCACCGGATTTTCCATTTTCTACTCCGTCTCCGTTTGCGTGTACGCCACCGTCTCCGTCTCCTTCTGCAAAAATCTGTAATTTTGCCATTGGCACTCTCCAACAACTCAATAACTTTTTATGTTTCATATTATGTTTCCTTCCTGCCCCAACCCGTTCAATTAAGCCCAGGTCATTGCTCGAATCTTAGTTTTACGACTTTTCGGTCACATCAAACTACGCCACCCGAACACATTCCGGGAATTCATCAGCAATCATACTGACTCCAATGAAAAAGGAATCCACCAGAGTCTTTCCTTTCTCTGATAGATTCCTGTATTCTATCTCAGCCCTTCCGGGAGATACCCTATATTCTATTTCATCACCTGCTAAATCCTTAATGGACTGGATCAGTGTCTGCATAAGCGCTGTAACTCCTGCGCACACAATATCTTTCCCTAGTTCTGCGTACCCGGCATGACCAGAAATTTCCATTCGCTCTGGCCGAATTCTTACTTCAATCAAATTGCATCACCTCCAAAATTGGTATAAAAATACCACCAGCCTTTTTCTGACTAGTGGTATCTATCTTAGATTCAAATAACCATTTTCATAAAGAAAATCAATTTCTTCTACTGTGAGTTTACTGACTGGATTTTCCCAGCTGTCATCTTCTGTTTTTAAATCCGGTATCTCTATTTCTGTTGGACTGCACCCTAACTTTTCGCATATTCTCTTATATTCTTTCTCTTTATCCATCATAACACCTTCATTTCAACACCTGAATCATAAAACATATTTTCTACAGAATCAGTATATCCTTCTTTTTCCATTCTTTCAAGGGCATAGTTGCAAATTATCTTATTAAATCTTTTTTCATCAACAGAATACTGAAAAATCTTGCCGTCATGACATACAACAACCCCACATTTATATTTCCTCTGCAAGCAAGCCAGTATATCTCCCATACTCGGAACACTGCTTCCTGGATGATTATGTATTCCAATGATGGTATACAGTTCCGCATTTTTCAGCATTGCATCCATTTTCTTATTCGGCTTTGCGTGACTTTCAACATCATAATCCTTGTTGATTTCATATTTTCCGGTTTTCCCATCAATATATGCTAAATCTTCAAATTTTGTTCCCGACCTGTGGAATAACATGTCTTTCGAAATCTTCCATATATTTCTATTAACCTTTGTTGTATTAGATATCTTATCAACTCGTCTTCTGTACTCTGGAGAATTGATGAGATTTGAGTCAACAACCGTATTTTTGTACTTATACTTCCTTTTACTTTCTTCTTTCTCTCTACTGTTTTTCCATTCATCAAAGTTCATTCCATGCTCAGAATACCCATTCAGCCATTCATGATACGCCTTATCATCCATATATGCCGCAGTGCTGCACCTACATCTTGGATGCATCGGAGGAGCGTTGGCTCCAGGCATCATTTTGGAAACTTTAAATTGCTTCTCATCCATCCCTTTGCAAATTGGACAGGCATCTCCTAGTGTAAGAAACGTATATTCATCAAACCCATTCTTTTCAAAAGATTGTTTCTGTGCTTCTGTCTGCACCCTTGCAAGTTCTGTTACCATCAGACGCTCCGCGTTGCTCTGGCTGACTCCGAATCTTTTTCTTAGATGTGTTGCCAGTTTTTTCGGATTTTGCCCTTGGATAAGCCCAATTTGCAATAACTTGGCTAACTCCGATTTTAACATATCTTGGTACATCCAGATGCGATCTGAAAAAGTCGCATTGCGAAAAGACGCATTAACAATAACTCTTGCCTTTTTGGCATTATTTTGTACAGTTTTCCCGAGGATGCCAGCCTGACGCTTCAACTCCTTTTCTGTCCGATCATACAAAATCTGATCAAACAGCTTATCTATTTCATCGAATCCGGCTACCATTTCGAGTCCAATCTGAGCTTTCAGAAGTTCCAGTCTGTTTACTTTCATCGTGAGATTGTAAAGACGCATTTCTGCATTTGCCTTGTCAGAAAACTCTTTATCTTTCACATATTTCTTTGCCTTTCTTGCATAAGATTCAATATCCAGTTTCGCAACCCTTTTCTTCGCTTCTGAAAGAGTAATTCCTTCTTTCCTTGCATACCGCACATAAAAACCATTGATCTGTTTTTCAATCTCATCCATCATATTCTGATAGATTTCATCTAATTGTTCCCTGAACTCCTTTTCTTCCTGTATATTATGTTTCTTCTGCTCTGCTTCTCTTTCTTTCCAGTACTCCTGACTGCTCACCTGGTCCACCTCCGAACATGCTATTCATCACAGCATCTTCTCGTTGCTGATTTTCTTCCTCGATTTTTTTCATCTCTTCCTTCACATTGTCTACGATGGAAAGCGTTTTAAGCTGGGTATCCTGTGACACAATTCCTTCCAAATTGCCCGCAATCTGAGTCTCTTCCAAGATATTTGCTGGAAAGTTTGGCGTAAAATGTGGATGAATCAACACAAAATCATCTTTTTTCATTCCAGATACAGGATTACTAAAAATCAATCTGTATCTTCGATTCATTCCAGCAGAAAACTTTCGTTCTTTTGTTTTTTCCAGATTGCTCATTGCCTGCAACTTGTACTTTAAGGCGATGCCGGATGTAGTTCCAAAGTTTTCATCCGAAATGTTAGCTACCATGCTGATCTGAAAAATCAACTTTTCCAGTCTGTCAATCAGATGTTCTTGCGTATTATCTCCGTCCGGCTTGCTCATAAATTCAACGATCACATTCTCTGTATCTCCGTCAAGGTTTATAATCCTGTTATCCCTAATATGTTCCGTTTCGTCATTTCCTAGGAGAGTCCCAAGTATTTTCAGGTATGCATCTGCAAAATAATCGACATCATTCGCTTTTTCGGAGATCGTCTTATTATATGCATTTATCATCGTCATAACCGGCTCAAAAATCCCAATCCGTTCCGCGTTCTCCACGAATTCTGCTGCCGGAACACCATCGAAACCATGAATCTTTTCTTCTGTCTCCCATACAATACGCCCTTTTAATACAAACCACTTAACCTTTTGTTGATCTGATACACTACCATGTAATACCTGATCCGCATCCGTGTACAGCCTCACAAAATAACGTTCCTTACTGAGTACAGAATCATCGTACACCATAAATGCATCCATCGGAGAAAGATATGTAATCCCGATGTTGCCAAGATCATCTACATAATACATTTCATACCCTTTTCCATATATGCTACATATTTTTGACAATTCCGCGTTGTTATCGTCCTGGTTATTATACTGATCCAAAAAATCAACATATTTCTCAACATCTTCATTCCCGTCCACAGACAACTTGATTGGATTCCCAATAAAAAATCCATTCATGGTATCCACAATATATTTTGCAAAATTTACTGCAATACGGTTATCCGGCTTCCATCTTGGTTTTTTAGGCTCGTAAAAAATCGGATAATCTGTTTCATAAGCCTTTCGAAGTTCCTCATACCGAAAAACACATTCTGCGCGATGTCTCTCTATAAACTGACCAAGCGTCTCATCTGTCAGTTCTTCTTCTGATGAAATCCTGTATATCATCTATAATCCTCCCTGAATCGTTCGATTTAGTCTCACTGGCACTCGTCTCTCCTGCTCAATTGAGTACCTGAGCATCGCCATCGCATCATCAAAGAAATTCACTGGCTCATCCGTGAAAGTGTTCGTTTTCTCATCCTTTTTCCATTTCCACTGCTGGATCTCCTTAGTCGTGTTTACGCAGGACGGATGAATGTGAATCGTGTGCTGCTTCAGATAATCAATCTGCGCTTTCACGCTGTTCGACTCTTTCTTAACCGGGCGTGCTCTGTATCCTGCTTTCTGCCACATCTTAATCCTGTCCGGCTCAGCAGAATCGCAATACATGGTGATTCGTCTTTGGAATTTTCCCTCAGCCAACTGTATGATCTCTGATGTATCTTTTTCAAATACATACAATTCCCGGCATAAGTAGATATCTCCATCTTTGAATCCAACCTCCCCGATACAGTTCGCATGGTTGAATCCAAAATCCTGTGAATTTACCATGTAATCGAATCTTTCTGGGGATGTATCGAATTCCTCAATCACATAATTTGTAAGAATCAGACCTCCGGTCTCTCCCCATTCACCAAGTCCGTAAATCCGATACCCGTCCGGATCCCGTTCTTTACGCATCATCATGCGCCGGTGATACGCTTCGTCTATGAACCGGTTCTGCAGGTATGTAGACTGGTGTGTGTATACATCATCACTCTTAATGTCAAAATACTTTGCCTTCAGCCAGTGCGTTGCTGACACTGGGTTGAAGCTGAATGTGATCTGGTAATACAAAAATGGATTGAATGACAAGTCACCTCTGAGTCGGTCATCGAGAATATCGACATCCGCTTCGTAAAGCTCCGTTGCTTCTTCAATCCATATCCATGTTAATTTTCCGACATCAAATGTGATAGACTTTACTTTTTCTCGCTGTCCATCATCTTTCATTCCTCGGAAAATCACTTTATTTCCTGTCACTTTCGAGATCAGCTCCATTGGATTACTTCTGATCTGCCAGAATAATCCTGCTTTATCCCCGTATATTTTATATATTGCACTCTTTAGCTCCGCATAAGTACTATCTTTGTTTGTTGTGTCTACTTTCCGGACGCACAGAAGATTCGCGCCTTTGTACTTCGGATCACCAAGTTTGATGATAAAATTCTGTGCAATGTTTACTGACTTCCCAGAACCGGCAGAGCCTTTTGCCAATCGGTATCGTTTCTTGCACTCATTGAATTCTTTAAAATTTCTGTTAAATCCAACATTAACTTCCTTCATCTTCATCACCATAGTCTACTACAATCTTCATGTCCATATCTCCTGCTACATCCAGCTTGTCATTCCACATACCTAAATGCCTGCCGAGAAGCTCGAGCGCCTTTACCTTGTCGCAGGGCTTCTGTTCCAATCCATCGCGCCCCTTTTTAATCGTTCCGAGGGCTCGCCGCTGTTCCTCAGTAAGGTTATCTGTAAGCTCCAATTCTACGGTCCGATACAGAATCGGTTCTCCGTCTTCTCCTACGAGCGGAATAATATTTCCATCTACTTCTGCTGTAGCCTGTTTCTCAACTACTTTCGCGTAGTCTGAAGCCTTGGAAAAAGCAATGGCAGCCAGTTCATTTAAAACTCGATCCTGCGTGATCTCCGTCCGCTTCTGCCGCTCTTCCATTCTTTCGGTAATATATTCTGCAACCTTAGCATTTCTTAGCAACTTACTTCCATTTACTGCTGCTGACTCTTCTTTCTTTACGCTTGGATATGCGACGCGGTAAGCCCGTGTGGCATTTAGATCAATCAAGTACTCATCTGCAAATATTTTCTGTTTTTCTGTCATAGGACTCACCACCTTTAAAACATAATAAAAGCACCCATCAACTGGATGCCAAGAATTTAGGACTACTGCAAAATGAAGGAATTATAACAGCAACAAAAACCAAAATAACCAAATACACAATCAAAATTTATAAGAAAAAAGGAGGAAACTTTGCAGTAGTCCACAACGGGTATAACAGGATTCGAACCTGCGACAAATCGGTTAACAGCCGATCGCTCTACCAACTGAGCTATACACCCGTAGGATGCCTTTTATTGACATCCTTAACCCTATCCGCACTCGGGTACTGACACTAAATATAGATTACCGAATCTATTTTTGTTTGTTTTGCAGATCTGCGGATATCTGCGTTTTGTGATATCACTCCGTAGCACTTCCGCAACATTCCGGAATTAAAATTTACTGCGATATGCTACTAAGCCGTGTACAGGAGTCGAACCTGTCTGCCCTACATTTGCCACGGCATAAAAACACCGCCAGACAAGAAAGGGTAAAAGTCCGGCGGTATTCCGAATGTTTGGAAAGATTGTTTTAGAACAATATACAATCGTTCTAGAATAATTATATCATAAGTAGAATGTTAATTGTGTTAATCTTTCAGTTGTTCACCTATTTTTTGTGAGATTCTCCCCCTGCTATATCCAACAATTTCTGCAACTTCTATTTGTTTTTTACCCTCTATAAACGATAACTCGAATATCTCTTTAATCTCCGTATCACCAATCCTGTTTATGTAGTCCTCGACTTCTTCTTGCTCTTTCAGAATCCGCAGTCTGTCTGACTCTTTTCTCCTGATCTGCCGTCTTATATTCTCTTCTTCGTAAGGATCGTACATTTGGACAGACGTTCTCACTTCGGTGTACGGAAAATCTACACTGGATCCCGTTACCTTCCCCATGACAACAGTCGATTCCCGTTCACAGAGTTCTTGTATCTGATTCTCAATCCGGATAAGTCTATCTTTATTCGGTTTATACCTTTTCAGTGTTTTCTTGTCCACTGGCAACACTCCTTTTCGTATTTACTCCCCATTTTCTTAAGCAGTCCTCCACCGTGTGCTTCTTGTATGCTTGACTCTGCATCCACCTTTTCGCTCCTTCCGTTGGATCATGTTCTGCCATTCCTGCATAGTGATCTTTCTGATCCTGCTTCATTTCTTTCTTGCCACGTCTATGCTTTAAGGTTGTTCCTCTCATTCCGTTACCTCAATTTCCTCTCCGGTCAATTCTTCCAACTTCTTCCTCATTTCTTCGATTGTCATTTTCTTTGGTTCTTTGCGCTCCCAGATGAGTTCGAGGTTGACATCATACATGATACTGCTAATTTTTCCCATGCATTTAATCTTATATACTCTAACTATTTCCAAATCACTTACCACATTTTTTAAGCTTTCGTTATAGTCTCCCAAATCCGCATATCCATCTTCGCCGATCAAAAAGTCGCCTACAACAAGTCTTTTCCCGAAACTGTTATCATTATATTCGACCACCATTCCGTCTTTTAAATCCGCTTTTGTAAATTTTTTCTGCATATAATCACTCCATTCCAATATTTTATATCCTTCGCTATTGTAGTACCGATACGATGAGAACATTCCGGATCCTACATAGCACGTTTCTCCTTTGCACTCTTCATAATTCGTCTTTTCCATATAGCTTTTGCCTGTGCACCATTTCATCCCGTGCTCATGCATTCTTTTGCAAAAATCTTTCGCTTCTTCCTCGGTCTTGCAATTCACCGCAATCTTATTGTCTTTATTTTTAAATTCATCCCAGTTAAATTTTTTCATTTTTCTACCTCACTATCTTTCGCACAATCCAATCTAAAAACACCACAAATAACAGTACCGGAAACCCTCCAGCCAGAAGATAATCTGCTCCTTCAAGTTCTACTTCCTCTTCGATTCCTGTTTTTAAAGCAATCACGGTTCCTAGCCCCAATATGTAGTAAAGGGCTAAGAATGCGATTGTAATTAAAATGTCCATGTTATACCTCCTTGTACGGTTCTATCTGTTCTTTCGGCATCCACGCTGTCACGACATCGTACATAATTTCCTTATTTGTTCCAAATTCTTTGTCGCAAGCATTGACCGAACCTCCCTCATCGTAAAATCTCCACATGCCCACTCTATCTATGTATCCGTCATACACATTGTATTCTTCCGGATAGTATGTCTTTTCTTCTTTCGGAACCCAGGCCGAATCGTAGTCCGCAATCCATTCGGATGAGTGTACGGTAACTTTTACCATTTTCCCGACTTCCGGCAATTTCTCACTTACCGGAATCCAACCGTTATTATCACTAACCACTTTAGCTTCCCCGCAAAATTCGAAATATTTGTTGAGCCATGCAATGACATAGTCTAATTTATATGAGCTATATCCAATATTGTAATAGTCTTCTCCAACTGTTTTATATTTGATTGAATAGTATGTTTTTTCGCCAACCTTGCGCGATATTATTTCCGCACTCGTCACTTTCTCCTTATCAATTCTTTCCATTTCAGAAATAGCTTCATCCATGTGCGAACGGATAATACCACTAATTTCGGTTGCCATGCCTGTAGCACCTAACGCATACAACACCTTATGTCCAGTTACATACTCTTTTTCAACTTTGCTTATCTCTTCCAAGATCTTCTCTAGTACGTTCATTTATTTCGTCTCCTGTTTCTCTTATCCATAACACAATAACCTTTTTTGCAATAACATTCTGTTGATTTATAGTAGTTTTTATAATATTTGCATTTAATGCACTCTTTTTTCATCACTCCACCTCCAACAGTTCAAAATATTTTTCCAAATGCTCTTCTGAAATTTGGAATAATAATTTACTTTTCCATCACTTCCTCAAACAGTTTCCTCGGGAGTATCTTGTCACAATCGATACACTGTTTCCTGCGTCCTGCATAATCTGTAACATCTTCTGTTCCTCCGATCGGATCACCGTCAAAATTAAACAATAAAGCTCTATGTACTCTTTCCAGCATATAATATCCTCTGTCGGAATCACAAAATGGACATTTCTTCAATTCTTCCATGTTACTCACTCCAATCTAATCTCTGTCCACACTCATCGCAGAATCTCATATAGCTTCTAAGCATTCCTCCGTATCGTCATCTCGATTCCAATCTCATCTTTTATCATCCTCGTATATTCATCCCATGTTGCCATATCGTCCACCAGACACTCTGCTTTCAGGTTCATTCGGTCGATAAATCTCTTGCACCGTTTCCCAGCAAAACCGAATTCATCATGCAGCGTTGCGACTGCGATCACCATCATTGTGTCCAGTGTCATGTTTTTGATTTTCTCACAGGCAATGTTTAGTTCTTTTCTGGTCAGCGCTGTATTTATTCCCGTGATATTCCGGAACTGGATTTCTTTTTCCAGTCCCTCAATACCGTCTTTTTTTTACAATCTCTCTTGCCAGAATCAATCCCTGTGATCTACCGGCTGTATAATCATCAACTTTTCCCATTCTTTTCTCTCCTGTTCCATATTTTCCTAAAACATTCAGTGTGAAAAAAAAACATCCGTTGCCCTCTTTGTCCTCACATACTGGATACGACTCATATCATCAGATTCTCTGATGGCCTGTCCGCATCCCGGACACAACACCTCACTGAAATGTTTATTTAATGCCTTTTTCTTTGCCTGATCTGTCAATACCCTTGTTCTCCTTTATCGCTTTAATCCTTGCCTTCAGACTGGCCATTACCCAGCCTTGCACATCGTCCTTTTTACTAAGCGCTTTCATCACATCTTCATCTCTGGTCTCCGTACAGACCAGGTGATGTATGATCACTTTCTCCGTCTGCCCCTGTCGGTGTAGTCTTTTATTTGCCTGCGTATACAGTTCATAATTCCACGTCAAGCCGAACCAGATCACGTGATTTCCCCCCTGCTGCAGATTCAATCCGTAAGCGCTGCTGGCTGGATGGGTAAGCAGTAGGTCAATCTTTCCTGCATTCCAATCATCCTCGTCCTGCGTCGTCTTAAGCTCACGGATCCGCAATTTTGATTTTTCCAGTGCTTTCAGAATCCTGACCTTATCATGCTGGAAATTATAAAACACCAGTGCCGGTTTCCCCTGAAGGGACTCGATCAGTTCTAGGAATGCTTCGATCTTACAGTTATGTATTTCATGATAGTTCCGGTCTTCATCATAAATTGCCCCGTTCCCAAGCTGTAACAGCTTATTGCTCAATGCTGCTGCACTTGTGACACTGATTTCTTCTTCATCCTCCGGCAACTCCAGCACCATCTTGTACTCTAATTCCGTATAGGCCTTCCTTGACTTGCTGTCAAGTTCCACCGGGATCTCATGATATGTGATATCCGGAAGTTGCAGGTAGTCCTCTGCCTTCATGCTGATACAGATATCTGAGATCTTCTGTAGGATACTTTCTTCGGTTCCCGGTTTCGCCTTATAGTTGTATATCACATTCTGTCCCCGGTCTCCCGGATCAAAATAACGTTCCCGGAATCCGGTGTACCGCTTTCCAAGCCGATCACCCTCATCCAAAAGATAGACCTGCGCCCAAAGATCCTCTAAACCATTCGGAGAAGGAGTTCCTGTCAGTTCCACCATCCTGCCAATCCTGGAACTGACACTTGCCAGGGCTTTGAACCGTTTCGCCTTATGGCTTTTAAAACTGCTGGATTCATCGATCACTACCATGTCAAACGGCCAGGCATTACGGTAATAATCCACCAACCACACCACATTCTCCCGATTGATGATGTATAGATCAGCCGGCGTATTAAGGGCACGTATCCTTTTTGCTTCGCTCCCAAGTATCTGGGATACCCGCATCATCCGCGTATGCTCCCATTTATCCTTTTCCTTCGTCCAGGTTCCCTCTGCAACTTTTTTCGGTGCGATCACCAAAATTTTTTGTACTTCAAACCGGTTGTATTTTAATTCCTTTACCGCTGTCAATGTTGTGATTGTTTTCCCTAAACCCATATCCAAAAAAAGCCCGATTTTTTTAATCTCCAGTATCTTATCGATACAGTACTTCTGGTATTCGTGGGGAATAAACTTCTTTGCATCACAGCCCATATCTCTGCACCAACTTTCTGCTTGTTTCCTCAAATCCATGATCCCGAAAGAACTGGCAGACTCCTGAGATGCCATATATCACATGTACCCGCTGCCCTAAGTCTGACAGCCTCTTTAACTGGACTCTCTGGACAGATGACACTTTTCCAGAGTCCGTTTTCAACTCTGCGAAGATTGGCATCTGCCCCGGAAAGATGATGATTCGGTCAGGCACTCCGTTATTTCCCGGGCTTACCCACTTATAAGCCCTGCCTCCCAGTTTTTTAACCTCCTGTACTAGAATTTTTTCAATTTCTTTTTCTGACATTTTCTTACCTCCTGACAACAACAAGCCCTATACGCGTATATGTATACGCGCGTATGCCGTTTATGACGTATTATGGTATATATATATATCTTTAATTATATTTTTTTATTTTTTATAAAAAGTTTGTTGACACTGTTGACATATATCTGCAAACAACGTAATTTCGCTATTTTTTATGTCAACGAACGTGCTACATTAGTGTCAACACGTAAACAAACCATAAATTTTTTCATTTTTTATACTTTGTTGACGATTTAGAACTTTGTCGACACCCTTTTCACCGCTTTGTTGACACCCTTTCGAATCCTCTCTGCGTACCATAAAACCCGTACCTCAAAGACGATTTATTTCTTTTCCAACCGCTTATACAAGATAGGATGTTGTTGATTTCCATGCTGTCCCTCTTTCCCATGTACTTGATATCGGAACCAAAGCACTCCTGCCATATCTCTGCGGCACACACTTTTTCTCTGTCCATCAAATCAACGTTCGCTGTTAAATGCGTACCCCCTTGCAGGAACTGCCGCCTTTGCATTAGATTCATACCATCCCAGCCCACGGGGATTTTCCGTTCTAAAAATTCCCGGATCACTCCTTCCTTTGCAAAAGATTCCCTATGTTTTTCCTGCTGTTCTTCTGCCAGTTTTTCAATTTCTTTCGACAGAAATAAGGACTCTCCCAGTACCCAATACATGTACGTTTCCGCCCAGATCTGATCCACTTCTTCCGGAAGATCCACCCATACAGATTTCTTTGCCTTATACTCTCCCACATCCACCGGCCAGAATCTTCTGTTGCCTGTGGCATCTTTTAGGAATTCGCTGTCATTTGAGGTACCAAAAAATACGCATCTCCTGGGATACTTATCTGTTGTACGCCCATACGCTGCCCTGTAGATATCGTGTGTCTTGCTTAAAAACTGTTTGACCGCACTGGTTTCCTGCTTGGTCATTGCTGTCAGTTCTCCCACTTCATTGATCCAGGTACCCTGTATCAGTTCCGCTGCTTCTTTTCCTTCAAAGCTTGTCAAAGAATCCGAAAACCACTGTTTTCCTAAAATTGCAAGGAATGTACTTTTCCCGATTCCCTGCGGTCCGGTAAAGATCGGCATATAATCATATTTCACTCCTCCGGTTACAGCTCTTGCTACTGCAGCACATAAAGACTTCCTGATCACCGCCCTTGTATAGGTATTGTCCTCTGCACCCAGATAATCCGACAGCAGCGTATCCACACGCTTTTTACCATCCCATTTCAAGCTCTCCAGATAGTCCTCCACCTCGTTAATCTGATTCTGGCTGCTCACGATCAGCAGACCGTTATCCAGCTTTTCTTTTCCCGTAAGTCCGTAAAATGTCTCCATATATCGGTAATACCCTGCGTAGTCAACATCTTTCCAACGGCGTTTTTCCTCTCTCTGATCCCACGGCAATGCGCCCAGCACCATTCCACAGCTTGCAAATTGGTCGATAACGATCTTCCCCTTTAAGAGCGGATCATTTTCCAGTACCAGTGTTACATTTGCGATTGTTTTTTCGATTTTCCCATTTCCATCTTTTGTAAGATTCAGTACCCAGTCTACATTCCCGTCCTCTTCCCGTGCCGGGCTTTCCAGACCAGATACTTTTTTTGCCTGTTCAAACTTCTCTTTAATAAGAAGAGTAGACACCTCTTTGTCCGCTCGTGCCATTTTTGCCATTGCTTGAAAAGACGGAAGCTTTACGGATGGAGTGCCCTCTTTTGCTTCTTTATCCAGGTCGCCATACATATGCAGACGGATCAGGTCAAACGCATTCACCAATTGCCCGGAACACGGATCCGTAGCATGGTGGGAATAGAGGAACAGATCACCGTCATATAGAATCGCACCTCCCGTTGTAGTTCCTCCCGTATAAGTGTATCTGTTTGGAATATCCGTCTGTTCGTACATTCCCGGGATAAACTGTTCCATTGCCTGCGTAATGGAATACGTGCGGCAGAATGCTCCTATGATTCCTTTTTTCTCTGTCGGATTTTCCTGTTTTGCCAGACGCCTTTTTTCGATGGTTTCACTTCCGGGTACTTGCGGCCATTCGGCTACATTCTTCCAGTTCTTATACATTCCTAGCAGCCCGTCCAGACTGCAGAACGGATGATCATATACCTGATAAACATACTCCCCGTCCTTACAACAGCTTGGCCAGTACATCAGCCGGCTTGCGTCAAATGTAGTCGGGTCACAGAACTCGATCCCAATCAATGCAGCCGCCTTTCTTGCTGCGGGTTCATATTCGTCCGGAGTAGCCGTTCTATCCACAGGAATAATGACCCGGAGTCTCGGGGCGTATCCGGAATGTTTCCGTGTACTATAAACAACTGCTGCGCATCCCAGTCCAGATACTCTCTTCAATATTTCTTCTGTCTGCCCTGCCGGTATATTGTCCATATCCAATGTCAGCAGATCTCTCCCCTGCACGTAAGCTCCTTTTCTTCTATCATTGAAAAGGGTACCGCCGACAAACCCTCCAACATCTTTCAATTCAGCCTGTTGGCTCTTTGACAATGCCAAATAATTTTCTAAGGTTTCCAGACTTCTGGCCGGAGTTTTCAACCGGTCAACAAATTCCGACCACATGATCTCACTTTTCGGCCAGTATGTAGCCTTTCTTGATCCGGCCATGCTGACCAAAAGTTTTCTGTTATATTCCACTTCAACTCCTCCTAGTCTTTCATGTAATAGTCACTCTCAAATCCAGCACCTTTTAAGATCAGTCCCGGTGCCCAAGGTATCGGCTCTGCCATCAGATCACAGATTTCATCCACCGTAATTGATACAGGGGCATCGATGATCACCTCATCATGTACATGAAACACGACCTGCAGCCCCATCCTGTCAATTCTTTTTAGAGTCTCTGCAAGACAGTCACGTGCGATTGCCTGTACGATATTCTCTGTCATCTTTCCCCCATAAGTGGATGCCACTTCCCATTTTCTTGTCTGTTGCCCGACCGTGTAATAGTGGATTGCCATCTTCCCAAACTGATTCTCCTGCAGAAATGGTTTCGGGTAGAACAGCTTTCTCCCGCTTGGAAGCTGCACTGTCAAAAATGACTGTCCGTATACCAGGTCCCCCTCGTACCGGAAAATCAAACCGTAGATACCCTGTGGCTGTGCCGTCTGCATCGTAGTAAGGGCCGCCTGCTCCACTGCATACCACAAGTCTCTGATCCGCGGATTTGCGCTCCGCCATCTCTGTACAATATCGGGAAGTTCCTCTTCCGCCAGTCCCATATTCAATGCTCCCATGGCAATTAAGGCTGCTGTTCCACCCTGATACCCTAACGCAAGCGTGGCAACTTTTCCTTTCTGCCGCAGGCTGTATTCCGGATTTCCTTTTGCAATCTTTTCAATCGGAACATGGAACATCTGAGATGCTGTTGCTTCATAGATCTTTCCATGTGTAGCAAATACTTCATTTACCCACTGTTCTCCCGCCAGCCACGCAATCACACGAGCTTCAATGGCAGAAAAGTCAGCCACAACGAATTTATTCCCATCTGAGGGGATGAATGCTGTTCTGATCAGCTGCGACAGAGTATCCGGAACATTCCCGTATAGCAGCTTAATCCCGTCATAGTTTTTATCTTTTACAAGGTTTCTGGCATAATCCAGGGTCTTTAAATAATTCCTCGGAAGATTCTGCAACTGTACAAGCCTTCCTGCCCAACGCCCGGTCCGATTCGCACCATAAAACTGTGTCAGTCCGCGTACACGATCATCCGCTCCCTTTGCGGTATCCATTGCAACATATTTCTTAATAGATGTTTTCCCTAACTGCTGACGAATTTCCAAAATCTTTCTCGCATCATCCGGAAGATTCTCCCGCTGTAAGTATTCTTCTACTGTTGCTTTTTGCAGGTTTGGAATATCCACATCTTTTCCGGACAACCACTGTTGCAACTGTGTTGCGCTATTCGGGTTTGCAAGACCGGTAATCCTGAATGCTTCTGCTGTCAAACACTCCGTGCTGTGAGAATCAATTGCCAAAGCTCCTGCGATCAGATTTGTATCTACCCGAACTCCATACGCATTCATCAAGATATCCATCCTCCACAATCTCTGTTCTTCTTTCGGAACTGGAAACGCCTGCAACCTTTTTAGGATTTCATTCTCAGTGACAACGTCTTGTTTACAATATTCCCTGAACAGCTCCCACTTTTCCGGAGCGTGCTTCGGAAGATTCCAGCTCCTGCCACCGTTACTTTTTGTCGGTTTACAAGGAGTACAAAAATATCGGATCAAAGCCTTTCCTGTGGAAAGCTTCTGCTTATCCTGCGGAAGGCCTATTGCCTTCCCTGTTGCATCCAACCCTGCAGTGTACCCGCAATACAGTCCATGGATCATCGTACAGTTCCACTGTTCCAAAGGAGTACGATACCCTGCAGTATTCAAACAGTACCACTCAAATGCCGCATTATATGCGTGCTTGACCACATTAGGATTCATAAGAGCGGTCAAAATCCGTTCTGGAATACGTTCTTCTACGGTAAGATCTACAAGCTGTACATCCTCTTCATCATATTTATAGGCAAACAAAAGAATTTCAAAATCTTCGGACTGTGCATATCTGTAAGCTCCCGCTTTTGTGATGTCCACACTGCTTTTTGTCTCAATATCTATAGATAAATGGTGTTGCATAATTACGTCTCCTGTTAAAAGGAGGGGCTAAAGCCCCTCTTGATTACATCGGCATCCCTGTGATCGGATTGATTGCCTGTACATTCTGCGGTGCGTTCCTGTACTGTGGTGTTGGATTGACTGGCTGGGGCATTGCACCAAACGCCTGTGCCGCTGTCGGCGCACTTCCTCCCAGGGATTCTCCGTCTTCCAATTTCATGACCGGACCCAGGCCACATCCAATTCCTTTCTTTCCCCCGAAAGAATATGGAAAGAAGTTCACATTTACTCTCGCATAAATCCCACTGTAAATCTCAGACTGGTTAATAATCGGATTCATGTTTACGTCTACCACCTCCGGTGGATAATCTGCTTTTGCACTTGCCGTGAACACCCAGTGTCCTTTACATTCTGCCCCAAATGGCATCCCATCTGACGGACGCACACCATCCCCGTCATGAACTGGTGTTGACACCACAGGTGGGCATACACCGTTCCATTTTTCCGCTGTTCCCCTCTGCTTCGCGGCTTCAATAGCTGCATTGATCCGGTTCATAGTATCCACATCGGATTTCGGCACTAACACGGTAACACTGAATTTTTCTTCCTGTCCCGGTGTAGCCGCATAAGGTTTAAATAAGTGTACATAAGATAATCTTGCTTTTCCTGTTGTTACGTTTGTTAATTCGTTCATATTAGTTTTCCTCCTTGAATGCCTCTTCGGCTGTCACTTTGTTTGTAATTGTTTCTCTTTTATCTGACTCTTTTGCAAGTGTCGGTTTCCCTGGCTTCTTCACCACAAACTCTCCGACTGCGTCCTGAAAATCTTTCTTCCCTATCAGCTTTTCTACCTGCGCCAAAGTCAGTGGTTTCTTTTCCCACAGCATCGGCTCTTCTGTAATCCCACTCTTTAAAAGTTTTTCAAATGCTGTATCCATATCTGTCCAGTCTCTGGATCCTCGGCCCTCTACCGCTTTCCATCCAGGAATCTTCTTTCCGGCAAGGCATTCTGACAATGCAAACTCCTGCAGATCTTTGAGCCATCTTGCAACATCTTCTCCCTGTTCCAGGTATCTTCCAACTTCCTCATTTGTAATCAATGGCGGTTTCTTGTCTGTTGCAAAAGCCAGCTTCACATTTTCTTCTGCCCTTGCCCTGCACTGGGATTTCGCACGGCAGAACCTGCACTGTTTTTCCCCGGGAACAAACTCTCCGTCTCCTTTAAATGCAACCGCAGCCTTTTCCTTCACATAATCTCCAAATTCCAAAAGCTGTTCCAGACTACATCCCCATTCAGAGATTCCGTCTGGCAGCCTCGGCTGCACGATAGCAAGCCGGATCTGTTTAATCGGATAAAATAACTTACATGCGTCATATGCACCGAGTGCATACAGCATCATCTGTGGATTTTCCTCTGCGGAAACAAGAACACCCTTGCCGTATTTAAAGTCGATCACAAACAGGGTTTCTCCCTGGATCATGATGCAGTCTGCAGTACCGAACCCCTCTGGTACATAGGAGTCGAACCGGACTTGTTTTTCTACTTCCACATACGGATCTGTTGGGAGCTTAATGGACACATCCCGAATATAGTCAATGTATGTGTCCGTATGCTCCAACATTTCGTCATCCCACAACGGGTTCTCTTTCATTTTTTTGATTGCAAAAGTCAGCTTTCTTTTAGACACATCATGTGGCTTAAAATAGTTCCTTACCTTCAGCTCTGCAAGTTCATGCGCCAGTGTCCCCTCTTTTGCAGCCTCAGAAGTAGTATCCGGAAATTGTTCCTCCAACCGTGCACTTGGGGTACACGCCAGCCATCTGTGAGCCGAAGATGCACTTAACAGAGCATGGTTTCTCTCTTCATGTGCCATATTAGATCTGAGCCCCCATTTCCCGAATCGCCGTTGCAAAGCTTCCGTACTGTTCTGCTGGTAGTTCCACAAGAGAGGATACCCCGAAACTCTGGATCAGCTGCTGCAGCTGTGCCTGCATCCCTTTGTCCATTAAAGACATGGCAGCTTTTGACAGATCTTCCCTTGTATACGTCGGCGTAGCTATAGGAATCGACGGGACCGGCGCGGTATTCTGAATTACTTGATTCTGCTCTGGCTGTTTTGGCTGTACCGATGTGTTCGCCTCTGGAAAATGCGGTGCAATCTGCTGTCCATAGGAAACTGCTTGTTGAGGCTCAACGTCCGGAACGGTTTTGCTGACTCCATGGGTTTCCATACCGCCCTCTCTGGATAACAGTTTCTCTGAAAAAGAAACCAGTTCCTCATAACTATCAAATGTAAGTGTAATCTGTGCCATTTTAAATACCTCCTGTTTTTTCTAAGCCTGCACGGGCTATCTTTATGAATTCATCCTCTGTGAGGCTGATTCCTTTTGTCATTTTTGAATGGTCTTCTGACCATCCGCGGATATCCAACTTGTCCTCTTTCCCAAACCAGCTGATGCGGTTTAGCTCTATGTGGTAAATATCCGTTTCGCTCTTTTGGGGAAGAGCAAGCATCGTTTCTTTTATCTCAAAATTTCTCGCTGTCATTTATCTGTTCCTCCAACAATCTCCGTTACACCAAAGATAGTCATCTGTGGGTAAATACTCTTCCAATACCAATACTCCTGGTTTTTCTTCGCATATGTGGTCTCCCTCTCCTATCGGACAGAGATTTGCACAATTATCACAAGATTTTTCCATTTGCACCTCCTCATAAAATCTGTTAATATAAAGTTATAGTTGCATGAGCACCTGAAGAGAACCAATCCCCCGGTCCCTCTCCGGGTGTTCTTTTTTAATACCCAAACACCAGCCACCAGCCGATCGCCACCAGCCCGCCCCCAATCACAGATGCTGCAATCTTATGCCAGTAAGGCTTGTCCTGCTCCGGTAACTCAACAGATACGGAGCGGATATCCCAACTGTTTAATGTGTTGGGCTGCTGAGTAGTCTGGCAATGGTAAGTTCCTTTAACTTTCATAGCTTGTCCTCCCATCTACCGCCTAGGCGGTTTTTCTTCTTTCGAATCCTATATTTTTCATTGTTTCATCTAATTTTTTCTCCAAAATCTCGGAAAATTCTTCTTTACTTAAGTCCTCTTGGTTTACCCAGGATCCATTAATCTTGATCATGCTTACTACTTCGATTCCTTTCATTTCACCACCTCTCTACTATGTATGAATTATTGGTTGTCTGTGTTACAATCCATATGTGCTGCCATCGCAACCTCCATGGCGGGATTGCTTTCTTTTGGTTTATCTCCTATACTGTAATTACCGAGTGCCAGTCGGAATATTACGAAAGGAGAACAACAAAATGGGAATATATAAAACTGCTCAAATATGCTTAAACGGTCATGTGATTACAACAAATATAGAAAACCATAAACAACCTTACTGCTCAAAATGCGGAGCTGAGACAATAACCCATTGTCAAAATTGCGGAGAGCATATTCAAGGCAGATATTTGATCGACGGCGTTCTATCTCTTAATAAGTCGCAATACATTACACCTTCATACTGTCACTCATGCGGTAATCCGTATCCGTGGACTGAAAAGATCTTGAACAACGCTACCGAACTTCTATCTCTTGACGAAGAACTTGACTCTAGTGCACTGTATTGTTGATATTTAACTAAATATTTATAGCTATTATAGCCGCTTCATGTTAAAATAAAAGAAAACGGCGGTGATTTATATGGCAAGA